CTTTAACTGGAAGGACTATTCTATAATCCGTATTCCTTATGAATTACTCCCAGAAGGCTTTATGGATGCCTCACAGGTCGCTAGATCCAAGGCGACAGTCCATGCTGGTATCTATCAGATGGAGTTTGGAGCTTGCTTTACGCGCGATTCTCAAGGGTTCTTTAAAAGGACGCTCATAGAACAGTGTGTAGCTAATGAAGGTAACGACAGCAAAGAGGCTATACTAGATATAAATAAAAACCCAATAGTGTTTGAAGCTAAACTTATGGGTGATAAAGATAAGAAATATGTGTTTGGTATTGACCCTGCTTCTGAGGTTGATAACTTTAGTATTGTTGTATTAGAATTACATAATGGACATAGAAGAATAGTTCATTGTTGGACCACTAATAGAGGTGAACATAAAGAGAAGGTTAAAAGAGGATATTCTAAAGAGACTGACTTTTATGCTTATTGTGTTAGGAAGATCCGTGATCTTATGAAGTTATTCCCATGTCATCACATAGCTTTGGATGCACAAGGTGGTGGTATCGCCGTAATGGAGGGTTTACACGATTCCGATAAAATACAAGAAGGTGAATTACCAATCTGGCCCGTTATAGATGAGAACAAAGAAAAGGATACAGACGGTGAACAAGGTTTACACATATTAGAGATGTGCCAGTTCGCAAAGCACGAGTGGCTAGCTGAAGCTAATCACGGCATGAGGAAAGATTTTGAAGACAAAGCTCTGCTGTTTCCACGTTTTGACTCAGTGAGTCTTGGTATATCAAGCGCTGAAGATGCCATGAAAGGAAGAATGTTTGACACCCTAGAGCAATGCGTTATGGAGATAGAAGAGCTTAAAGATGAGCTTGCTATGATCCAAATGACACAAACAGCTTCTGGTCGTGACAAATGGGATACACCAGAGACAGTCGTTGGAACAGGGAAGAAGGGTAAACAGAGAAAGGATAGGTATTCATCTTTACTGATGGCTAATATGGCAGCTAGAATTATAGACAGAACTCCAGAACAGGCTGAGTATAATTTTTACGGAGGGTTTGCTACAAGTTCAAAATCCAAGAAAAAAGAAAAAGATTTGTATATTGGTCCAAGTTGGTTTACAAATTCTATGAAAGATGTCTATTAAAGTGTATAATATAAATGTATTCCAATTACATTCCAATTGCTTGGAGAAACGATGAACGATAATCATATGATAACATGGAACGATGCCGATCAACAGAGTAAAAAAGATGCCTTTGAGCAGTTTTCTGGCTCTATAGATGCTTACGAAGGTGTGTCAAAAGCCTCACATTTTTACAGGGATTTTATAGACATTGAGCCTAATCGCTCAGTTCGCCCTTCATTTGGCTATAACGACTATTATGCCTTCCGCCCAGAAGAGCAAGTCCCCACCAAGCAAAAGAAGATCATCAAGATGTGCATGGATGCCTACGATAAAGTTGGTATCATTCGTAATATCATTGACCTCATGGGTGATTTCGGCTGTCAAGGTATCAATATAGTCCATGAAAATGAAAGTGTAGAAAAATTCTTCAAGCAGTGGTTTAAGAAGATTGATGGCAAAGAGAGATCTGAAAGATTTCTTAACAACCTCTATAGAACTGGTCAAACTATAGTTTATAAGAGTTATGCCAATATAACTCCAGATATTACAAAATATATCAAGTCTATGGCTAATGACATTGTTGTAGAGCTACCAGAAATAGAGCGAAATCAAATACCTTGGAGATATAACTTCTTCAACCCTCTAAATATTGACATGAAGAATGGTAATATTAATATGTTCTTGGGCGTTAGGAACTATGAGATTGACTCTGGCGCTTTCTTGGATAATTTCAAAGAGGGGTCAATTCCAGCTCATGTTTTAGACACCCTACCCCCATCTATTAAACAATCTATTAAAAATGGTGAAAAGAAAATAGAACTAGATAAAGAGAGACTATCTATATTCTATTATAAGAAAGATGACTGGCAAAGGTGGGCAAACCCTCTGGTCTATGCTATCCTAGATGATATCGTCATGCTAGAGAAGATGAGACTTGCTGATATGTCAGCTCTTGACGGGGCTATATCTAATATTAGATTGTGGACCCTTGGTAATCTAGATCACAAGATTTTGCCAAATAAAACCGCTATTAACAAGCTGAGAAATATTCTAGCTAGTAATGTTGGCGGTGGGACTATGGAGTTGGTTTGGGGTCCAGAGTTATCGTACAGTGAGTCAAATAGTCAGGTCTATAAATTCTTAGGCTCTGAAAAATACACATCTGTACTTAACAGTATATATGCTGGACTTGGTGTTCCTCCAACCCTCACTGGTATGGCTAACAATGGTGGTGGATTTACTAACAACTTTATATCATTAAAGACATTGGTAGAAAGACTTCAGTATGGTCGTGACCAATTAACTAAGTTCTGGGAAAAAGAAATAGAGCATGTTCGTCGTGCTATGGGCTTCAGAAAGCCAGCGCATGTAGTTTATGACCAAATGAGCCTATCTGATGAGTCTTCCGAAAAGAATTTGCTCATCCAGCTTGCTGATAGAGATATTATCTCTCACGAAACAATTCTTGAAAGATTTAAAGAGGTTCCTTCTGGTGAAAAGATGAGACTAAAAAGAGAGGATAAAGCTAGAACTTCTGACAAACTGCCAGAAAAGGCTAGCCCATTCCACAATCCTAACAAAGAGTTTGAGATAGAAAAGATGGACAAACAAGCGGAGATAAACGAGAAAGTGGCAGAAAGAAAAGAACAGCAAAAGCCTGTAAACCCTAACGGTCGTCCACCAAATAAGTTGGATGAAGGCCCAAGAAAGCAAAGAACAGAAACTCCAAGGTCAAAGCCGGGAGTTGCTGAACTTATCCTTTGGTCAAATTCCACCTATGATCAGATCTCTGATAACTTCAATAAAGCATTTCTAGCTATTAATGATAAGAAAAATATGAGATCTTTGACTAAAGCTCAGGTAGCAGACCTTGAAAAAGTTAAGCTTGACATGTTATTAAATATAAAGCCTTTGTCAAAAATCACAGAGGAGGACTTTAAAGAAGTACTTCATGCTAACAAAAGGATGCCAGACACATTCAGAGATCACCTTGAAAAGAATAAAATTACCACTGAATACATGTCTATAGAAGAATATAAAAGATCAGCTATTGCTTCATATGTTGATTATGTCTTAGCCCAAAAATAGCTGTTTTTTCAAAAATAATATTTTTAGTGTATATTTTCTTTAGAGGTAAATTATGACTATAAAAATATATCAACACGAAATCAATGACGGCATTGGCGATCTCGTTAAGAGTACCGCTAGTGTTGCGTATTGCGCTGAAGCTACAGTTCAAAAGGAAATTCCTGAAGAAATTGTAGCTAAGGCTGTCGCTGAAAATAAAGATCAAATAGATCTATACTATTTAGAATCTGTTTTAGTATCTTGCGGTTGGAATAAAAACGATGATGTATTCTTGCCAGCGCCAACTTGGGCAGCTAGGAATACACCTGAAGATAAACAGTTCAATTTTATGCACAATGAAAATGACATTATTGGGCATATTACTGGTAGTTATGTACTTACAAAAGATGGAAAGGCTGTTGCCGATGATGCAGAGATGCCTGAAGACTTTGACATTATTACTCAAGCTGTACTTTATAACAGCTGGACTGGTGACGAAAACCGTGAGAGAATGGAGAAAATAATCTCAGAAATAGAGGAAGGTAAGTGGTATGTCTCTATGGAGTGTCTTTTTGCTGGATTTGATTACGCCTTAACTAACGATAATGGTGATAAAAAAATCTTGGCTAGAAGTGAAGAATCTTCCTTCCTAACAAAACACCTCAGATCTTACGGTGGTAGTGGAGAATACGAAGGATATAAACTAGGTCGCGCACTTTCTAACATTGCTTTTTCTGGTAAGGGTTTGGTTTCTAAACCTGCCAACCCAAGAAGTGTTATATTAAAGAGTGTTGCTTTCAATTTAGATGACAATTCTAATTTCAACATAGGAGAATTTAATATGTCAGATAACTTGCTAGAAAAGCAGTTGGAAGAAGTTCGCGCTGAACTTGCTACTGCTAAAGCTGAGAACGAGGCTATTAAAGCTCAAATCGTGGAAGCAAAAGATAAAGAACTTGCTACCAAGGTTGAAGCTTTTGAAGCTGAAATTCAAGAAAAAGACTCAAGCATTGCTGAACTTGAGGAAAGCATCAAGAGTACACAAGCTCGCGTTGCTGAACTTGAGGACGCTCTCGCTAAATCTCAAGAAGATCTTGCATCTGCTAAAGAGCATATGGAAGAAATGAAGAAGAAGGAAAAGATGGAGAAGCGTAAAGCTGCTCTCGTGGAAGCTGGATTTGATCAGGACGATGTAGACGCAGCACTTGCTGCTTTTGACGGTCTCGCTGACGAAGCTTTTGATTCCGTTGTCGCTATGTACGGCAAGAAAGAAAAGGCTAAGAAAGAAGCTGAAGCTGGTATGCCTCCTGAACTAAAGGAAGCAATTGAAAAGAAAAAAGAAAAGGACGCTAAAGCTGACAAAACTGAAGAAGTTGAAGCTGAAGCAGAAGCACAGGAAATCACTCAGGAAGCATTTGAAGAAGTAGAAACTTCCGAAGCTGCTCTTGTTACTGAAAGTGCTGACGATCAACTAGAATCCACTCGCGCAAGCATTGCCGACTGGCTTTCAAATAACGTATTCTCACAAAAGTAATTAAATAGGAGATATAAATTATGGCTCTTAAAGCAGATAGATACGAAGAATCAACTGACATTAGCTTCTTTTATAATGAAGGTGTTGCTACTCGTGGTGGCGCTGTTGTCCTAGATGCGAGCGCTGCTCAAGGCGCTGCTATGGATCAAGGCGGCAACAAAGTTAAATACGGAACCTCTGGCACACCAGTAGGTATTCTTCTTAATGACGTTGTTAACAAAGACCTTACTAGAACTCACCTTAATCAATATAAAGATGAAGTTCAAAAAGGTGGTAAAGTTACCGTTTTGACTCGTGGTTGGGTTGTAACCGACATGATTGAAACCTCCATTAACCCAGCTGGTGGTGAATTGGCCTATGTTTCCGCTTCTGAAGCTGGAAAACTTACCAATGTTGCTCCCGGTGGCTCTGGAAGTTTGGCTGTTGGTCGTTTCATGTCAGCGAAAGATGCTGATGATTACGTAAAGGTTTATGTCAACCTTCCCGGTATCGTAGCTTAATTAAAATATAAAAGGAGATAAATACAATGTCATATAAAGAAAGACCAAGTGAAGAGTTCATCACATTGCTTCGTCGTTCAGGCGACAATGATCAGAACGTAGCATTTGCTGCGCAAAGAGAGTTTGCAAAAGCTCTTGAACTTCCTCTCCGCAAGGGCGTTTTGGTTGGAAATATTCTTGGTAATATTTTTGAAACCATCCAAGTTGAGCCGGGCGGAAGTACCGAGTATCCTTTGGATCTCATCAGTCCCGGACTTGAAGGTGAGCATGTTGCCTACACCAATCCGGGTCATGGTCGCGTTCCTGAGAGATCAGTTGAAGGCGATTACGTCATGATCCCAACCTACAGCATCACAAGCAGCATTGATTACTTGCTTCGTTTTGCTCGTGAAGCTCGTTGGGATATTGTTGGTCGCGCTATGCAAGTTTTGGAAGCTGGCTTCGTCAAGAAAATGAATGACGACGGATGGCACACCCTTCTTGCTGCCGGTGTTGACCGCAACATCTTGGTTTACGACGGTGACGCAACTGCTGGTATGTTCTCCAAGAGACTTGTTAGCTTGATGCA